CACCTTCAATATTACCAGATTGTATTCCGCCTGCTATGCCGCCAACTAATGCTACTGTAGGTAACGGTGCATTAGCTAATGCTTGGTTTATTCCTTGTACTCCTCGAGATATCGATTCTCTAACAATAGGCTGAACCAACTGCGAATTGTTTATTGCAAATGCTACCATACTGCCCTCCTAGTAGTATTTATTATAGATCGTTTATAGGAGTTCTGTCAGTGTGTACTGGTCTTTCGTCCATATGTATATCTTGGCTTTCAGTATCTACTGCTTCTGTTTTATCAGGTGCTGTTTCAAGCGGGTTCCAGTTTTCGTGGCCTTGCCAAGGTTCGTGCTGCGGAACTCGTTGTGGAAACTTTGCTTTAACTGCATCTGCTGCTGCTTCTGCTGCTGGGCCGTTGAGATTGATATCACCACCGGAGATTGTTGTGTTTGCTGCACCGATCGAAAAGTCTCCTCCGGCAGTATTTTTAAAGGCACCGCCACTTTTGGCATTGATCTCTCCGCCGGCCGAAATATTGCCGTTAGCACCTACTTTTATTTCTAAGTTAACTGCTGCACTTTGGTATATACTACCATTTACAATCATGTTAATGTTTCTACCAGCCTCAAAGTTAATATCTCTGTCTGCTACAAAGTTAAAATCTGTTTCTGTGTGAAAACTAATACTATCTTTTGCATAAACGTCAAGTTTACCATTGCTGGTCATTTCAATCCAAGCTGTTCCTCTGCTATTATTAATATAAATTAGATCTTCACTGGTATTAATCATTATTTGGGCACCAGTACGTGTTCTAAAACGTATCATTTCGTTTGCAGGGCGTGTAACATCGCCGCCAGCTTCGCTTGCTTCTTTGTTTATGTATTTGTAAGGAGTATCTTCAGGGGATCCTTCTCGTATAAGTTTGTCGTCGCCGTCATCAATAACAAAACTACTACTGCCTAAACGGTTTACATGTACAGTTGCTTGACTTTCTTTTAAACCTATTCTACCTTGCGGCGAACCGCCACGTTTATCAACTGGACCTGGGCTACTAATTCCAAGTACTGCACTAGGAAACTCACGTTGCGCACTTGAAGTTGTTATACCTCTAATATCGTCTTCAACTAATCCTTGTTCTTGCAACTGAGTAATAAAATCTTCATTAACAGGTCTTTTATATTTTACAGGATTATTTGTTTGTATTTTTGTTATTTTTTTGTTGTATTCGCCAACTGGAAGTTTTTTACCTTTTAGTTCTTTTGGAACCGGGCCGCTAGTTTGTTCTGTTGCAGGCTGACCACCGGGCAACATAAATGTCATACCTCTTTCCGGTACACAGCCAAACCAATAACCAAACTCTCTACTTCCTTCAACAAATGTACACAATACTAGTGTTCCTGGATCAGGTGGCACTGCCCAAAAACCATAGCTTTTTTGTGTATTTGAATAAGTGTCATTTTTTCCTAGATGCTGTGCTCCAGTAACACCATAAAAAGGACTTGCATAGTAAACAATAGAAGTTTGTCCTAGTGTTTCGCCGGCTGTTCCTGCTTCGCTTATTTTTAAAAGTTCAACTTCAAGTGCTCCAAGGTACAACGGATCGGCATGCTTAATAACTCTAGCCAAATACGGGCCAGCATTACTAGTTGGTTGTCCGCTGTCAACTGATCTTGTTTGTTGTGCTTTAATTGGTCCGCTGTTTTGCATTCGTTATCCTTAACTATTAAATCCTGTGTTTACTTGATCTGCTTTTTGCGCATCTTTTACTTTATTTGCCTGATCGCTTGTTCCAGCAGTATTAGTATCTTCAGGCTGGCCTCGGCGTCTTAGCAGGGTAAGTTCTTGTGTAAAACGGTTTCGTTGAATTTTGTTTTCAATAGCAGTTACTCTGTATAATCCATTGAACTGCGCCACAGGAACAGTGTCTTCTGGGTAAATCATTCCTCCAGTATCTGGATTATAATCAATCGGAGTTCTAAAGTTTAATAAAACATCAACTTCACTGCGTTGATAATCAACTTGACCGCTTGCAGTACTATTTAAATCTCCTGGCTGATCGGTCCAGTTGCCCATTCCACTATCAACTATAAAATAAGGATCGCCGAATATTTCAAGTTTAACTTCAACTAAATCAACACTGCCGTTGCCTAATATCTGATCATGAAACTTACGTGCCCATCGAATCTTACTATTATCAATCCCGGCGCCGCCGCCACCTTGTGTGCTGCTTGAATTTACAAATGCTTGTGTAGCTAATCCAGTTGAACTATTTGCTCCTGAGGATTGAATATTCAATCCTAACTGATTTGGCTTTTGTTCTGTAAGATTAAACTGTGTGCCACCAGTTTTTGCATCAATGCTCAACTGGCCGCTGTCTGGTTGTATAAATTGAAAGAATGCTGCTCTAAAGTTTATATCAAAACGAACAATATCAGTATTTTCTCCACTGTAGATATAGTTGTACTCTTTTTTTGCATTTTGTCTTAAACTGTTGTAATCTATACCCGCTGCTCCAGCGTTTTGAAAGTGACTACTATGCACCATATACTCTACAACTTTATAATGATTTACTTTTGCATCTTCGCCAAATACATTTTCTTGTTGTGCATTTGGTTTTAGGTAACTTTCTGCATCTATTCTAAACCACGGAACCATTCCGTTTGCATCTGGTGCTCGTTCTTTTATAGATTTGCCCCAGTCGCTTGTTAATATCACATCCTCAATGATTTTTAATATTGATGTACCCGAACTATAGCTAAAAACTCTTTCGTCGTTACTAACAGTATTTTTAGAACGAGTCATAACTTTATTCTTTTTGTCATAAACTTGACCAGTTTGTGGCATTGGCACTGTTCCGCTTTCTTCAGCACCTTCAATGATACGTGCTTTTCCAAGATTGTTCAAACTATTTGGGTCTTGTGCTATTGATGATAGCTGTTCACCAATACTACTTTTTGTTAATATTTGTCCAGTAATCATACTTAAAAATGCTTCAAAGTTTTGAGGTGCTTGTGCTCCTAAAAATCCACTAATGTTTTCAAACAACCCTTGTACATTACCTGATTTAAAGTTTGCCAACAATCCTCCAAGACTTTTGTCTAGGCCGCCTGCTAATCCACCTAACAACCCTCCGGCTGCGCCGCCAATGCCGCCAAGTGATCCTCCTAATGCGCCTGCAACAGCGCCTGCGGCACTATTTTGAAAACTATTTTTTAAACTATTACCGTTTGCAAGTCCGCCTATAACACCACCTACTACTCCAGCTGCTACAGCACCAAATAATCCGCCGCCTTTGCCGCCGCCTCCGCCGCCGCCTCCACCTCGAGATTTAGTTGTGGCGCCTGCATCAGTTGTATTTGGTATTCTTGAAGGGTTTCCGCTAGTTGCAATGTCTTTTGGGAATGTAATAACTATTTCCGAAGCTTCTGCTATTTGATTTGCTTTTCTTAGTTCTTCATAGTGTCCATTAATAATAGTTGTTAAACTTTGTTCGCCGCTTTGTAAGAGTTTTTCAACAGTGTTGCCTGTTAATGCAATATCAACTGGACTTGCAGTTGCATCATCGAGATATGCTTGTTCATTCCACGGTAGTGCTTCAACTGTGTAGGTTGTGCCGCCTTGATTTACATCAAACTCTATGTTTGTTAGCTTTATTGGAACATCTCTACGAAGATTTAATCCTGATTCAGTAACAATAACATCTCCATCGTCATCGTAACCTATAAACTCCATTGATAACATAAACGGAGCATTAGCATAGTTTTGATATCCGCTAATAGTTGCAGCTATTTGACAAGTTTGTAAGAATAATCCCATACTATATGGTTCGTCAACAGTAAATGTTATAAATGTAGCATTTGTACTGCGTGATTTTGAGTTTGGAACACACAATGCTTCAATATTAACATTATCAATAAAGTATTCTAACTTGCCACCGATAATATCTTCGTATTCGGTCGTAACTTTGTTGTCGCCGGCGCCGCCGCCGCTTCTAAGAATAACATTTTGAGGGCCATATGCTCTATATGTTTCATTAGGTACTGCAATCTCATCTCTTGTTAAACAAGACATTGTAAAAATAGTATTAAAACTAGAAAACTGATGTAGACTGTTTATTTCGATAGACATTAGATTCCTAACTCTGTTTTTAACTTTGATTTCTTAGGTAAAAATATTTTTGTGCCGGCTTCAAAATCAAATACAGGATCTTTTATTGTATCCATATTTCTTTGAGCAAAAACCCACCACAACTTTGATGTATTATACAAATCATATGCTAACAAGTCAGGACGGTGTGAATATTGAGGTTCGATAGTGTAAAGAATATCGTCATCTTCAGCTGGAACTGGTCTAATAGAGAAGAAACCTAACTCTCCGCTGTTTGTAAGTTTTGTATTTCCGTAAGGACTGGTTTTTCCATAATTTGCCATTAGATGAATCCTTTATTTGCTATATTACCAGTGATAAACTGATCCATATTGAAACTTGATACTTTGCTTCTGCTGTATGTTGGTTTTAATCCTATTGAAAGCATACTATTTGTTGGTACCATTTGATAAGTTGAAGAATATTCTCCAAATGCTCCAGTGTTTACTTTGATATAATCAATTTCATCAGCTAAATCAAAACTAAACTGTGTAACTACAACTGGTACATTATTTAAGACATAATCTCCATATCCACTTAGTTTTACAACAGGTGGAGGTGAACCTTTTTCACTACTTTCACCATAAAACATCTTAGTAAGACTTCTAAACAAGTGAACACAAGCAACCCAATACATTCCATCCTCTTCGGACTGTACTGGAAATCTTCCAGTAACAGTTATATCGTCATGCCTACTGTTAACATATTGCGGAAAGGGATAATTACTATGTGTAGGAGCCATTTCCTCATATGCTGCTGACGATACAAGGTTTATTGTTGGCGTAACTGGAAAAACAGCATACCAATCTGTTTGTGCTAAAGGAGCTAATATAGGACTATATCTATAAGATGATATTGTAGGAACTTTTATTTTGACTCGCCAATCTGGAACTGAATCGTTTGTCGGAGCAAACCGTGCAGTTGTTGCAGATCCTCTATCAGGTTCTGCACCTGGAGGTAAACTTCTTGAACGTATTGATTTGCCAACATTCGATCGGTTTGCAAAGAATGTATTATTAAGATTTCTAGTACCAACTGTGTTTGGTACTGATTGATTTGGTTTATTTGACATAGTAAACTCCTACATACTATTTAGTTGACAAAATAATGTATGTATATTATAATAAGTTAAAGGAGTCGAAATATGGCTAGAAAAGTAAACTATCTCAACAACAAAGACATGTTATTAGAGATACACAGAAGTAAGGCTACGTTTTGTAGTTATATTGCACCAGAACATGCTGATTATGATATTATTTTACCCAGTGTAGATAAAATCAACATAAGAACTATTGCCGAAGCAAAGAGAAATAAAGCAAAACTACAAGGATCTCGTGCATATGAAGCAGCAAAGAGTGCTGGAAAAAAGGTAAAGATGGCAGAGTTTGCAGTAGATTATAGAAAGATTGAAAAAAACGAACTAATCTTCCGTATTATGACATTTGATCACATTCCAGAAGAGCCAGGACGTAAAAAGAATCCTAAAACAGTTGCCGATCACAAAACTAAACTAAATTTTCCTCCATTTCAGCACTACAAGTTTGATGACGATGACAATCTTATTTGTGTAGGCAAAAGTCATTGGGAAGGTGGCATGGAAAACGGTTATTTTAACAAAGGACATGGCATGGCAACCAATAAACTTGCTATGATGTGGTTAAAACTTGTTGATCGTTATGCTACCCGTGGCAATGTACGTGGATATACTTACAACGACGAAATGAAAGGTCAAGCAATACTACAACTGTCGCAGATTGGTCTACAGTTTGACGAATCAAAGTCAAATAATCCCTTTGCATATTATACTGCTGTGGTTACTAACTCGTTTGTGCGTGTAATCAATATTGAAAAACGTGCGCAAAACATACGCGATGACATTTTAGAAATGAATGATATGAATCCTAGTCATACTAGACTACATTCAGGCGAATGGGAAGCTGCTGTAAAGCGTGAAGAAGGTGCAGCAAAAAATAAAGGTTGATCTTCTTAAAAATCTAGTTTATAATATACAGGAAATGGAGAATATTCTTGTTTAAAAAAGCGGCAGTGTTTACTGACATACATTTAGGTATGAAAGGCAACTCTCGAGTTCATAATCAGGACTGCGAGGACTATATCGATTGGTATATCAAACAAGCTAAGGCTCATGGATGTGAAACTGGCTTGTTTTGTGGCGACTGGCATCATAATCGCAACAGTCTTAACCTTACAACCATGGATACAACCATTAGGCTGCTAGAAAAACTAGGTGCATCCTTTGAAAACTTTTATATGTTTGCTGGTAACCACGACTTGTACTACAAAGACAAGCGTGATATCTCATCAACTGAGTTTGCAAGACACATACCAGGCATTACCGTAATAGATCAGATGATGGTCCAAGACGATGTTGCACTGGTCCCGTGGTTAGTCGGCGATGAGTGGAAGAAGATCGAAAAGTTAAAAGCAAAATACTTGTTTGGTCACTTCGAACTCCCATCGTTTTATATGAACGCTATGGTACAAATGCCCGACCACGGAGAACTTAAAGCTGAACACTTCAAAAATCAAGAGTATGTGTTCAGCGGACACTTCCACAAGCGTCAGAAACAAGGAAAGGTACACTACATTGGTAATGCTTTTCCACATAACTATGCTGATGCGTGGGACGATGCACGTGGTATGATGATACTGGACAAAGAGAATGATGCACAACCATTGTACCTTGATTGGGCAGAGTGTCCTAAGTACCGTACAGTCAAGCTATCCAAGCTGATTGACGAGAAGGATACACTTATCAAGCCAAACATGTACCTTAGAGTTACACTTGATATTGATATCAGCTACGAAGAAGCAACTTTTATCAAAGAAACCTTTATGGAAGCATATAGTTGCAGAGAAATAACACTTATTCCAAACAAGAACATTGAAGATATTACAACCGACCTCGATATTGAACAGTTTGAAAGTGTAGATCAGATTGTAAGCAACGAAATACAAGCAATCGACAGTGAACAGTTCAACAAAAAACTACTATTAGACATATACAACGAGCTAACATGATTAAAATACAAGACTTAACCGTAAAAAACTTTATGAGTGTGGGTAATGTTACTCAGGCTGTGGACTTCAACAAAGAACAGTTAACACTTGTGCTAGGAGAGAACCTAGATCAAGGAGGTGACGACACTGGATCACGCAATGGTACAGGTAAGACTACTATCATTAATGCATTAAGCTATGCATTGTATGGTACAGCTCTTACAAACATCAAACGCAACAACTTGATCAACAAAACCAACAGCAAAGGCATGTTGGTTACTCTTAATTTCAGTATAGGTGCTAACCAATACCGTATTGAGCGTGGTAGATCTCCAAACATACTCAAGTTTTACGTAAACAATCACGAACAGAAGGACGATTTACACGACGAATCACAAGGTGATAGTCGTAAAACGCAAGAAGATATCAATAGTTTGCTTGATATGAGTCATGATATGTTTAAACATGTTGTTGCACTCAATACTTATACAGAACCTTTTTTAAGTATGCGAGCAAACGATCAACGTGCTATTATTGAGCAGCTATTGGGTATTACTATCCTTACTGAAAAGGCAGATAGCTTAAAAGAAAAAGTAAAACAAACAAAAGACTTTATCACAGAAGAAACATTAAAGATTAATGCTATTGAAGCTGCAAATAAAAAGATTGAACAAAGTATTGAAACACTTGCAGGCAGACAACGTGCTTGGCAAAGTAAAAGTAGACTGGATCAAGACAGATTAGCAGCAGGTATTGAAGAATTAGAGAAGCTGGACATTGATTTTGAACTTGATGCACACGAAAAACTAGTCAACTGGACTGAACACAACAATAAAATAACCTCTTTAAGGAAGGAGTTAAGCACACTCGAGCCTGCACTACGGCGTGCCACTGCTAGTGTTGAAAAGGTTAATAAAGACATCTTAGAATTAAAGGATGCAACATGTTATACGTGCGGTCAAGAGCTACATGCAGACAAAAAAGCCGAGATTGAATCACTAAAAGTGCAAGAACTAGATGATGCAGTTGCATATCAAAGCGAAGTTTCAACTAAACTAAATACAACCGTGCAGCTATTAGAAGAGATTGGCGATATAAACGGCAAGCCTACTACTTTTTACGAAAGTGCTAAAGAAGCATACGAACATAGAAACAACGTAGATAACTTGCGCAGTACATTGATAAGTAAGCAGCAAGAAGAAGATCCATATCAAACACAGATTGACGATTTAACAGAGACAGCACTACAAGTTATTGATTGGGAACCAGTTAATCAACTTACTTTACTCAAAGAACACCAAGAGTTTTTGCTTAAACTGTTGACAAACAAAGACTCGTTCATTCGTAAAAAGATTATAGATCAAAACTTAGCGTATTTGAACAACAGGCTTACATATTATCTTGACAAACTAGGCTTGCCGCATCAAGTTCAGTTCCAAAACGATTTGTCAACTGAGATTACTCAGCTAGGACAAGACTTGGACTTTGATAACTTGAGTAGAGGCGAACGCAACAGGCTGATACTAGGCATGAGTTGGGCATTTAGAGATGTTTGGGAGTCATTGTATCAAGGAATCAACTTGTTGTTTATCGACGAGCTTATCGACAGTGGCATGGACACTGCTGGCGTTGAGTCAGCACTTGCCGTACTAAAGAAAATGGGCAGAGAACGCAGCAAAAATGTTTTCTTAATCTCACACAAAGACGAATTAATAGGTAGAGTTAATCATGTTATGAAAGTGATTAAAGAAAATGGCTTTACCTCATACGAAAACGATATTGACATTGTAGAATAATGAATGATACTCACGATCAAATAATGCAAGCTGTGCTGAGTTACTTGAAAGCTAGTGAAACATTTGAACGCAGACCAAGCGAAAGTACAAAACGCACTGCTCGAAGAGAACTAAGGCTGCTAATGGGATTAGCAAAGCAAAGGCAAGACGAAATAATAGACAAATATGAAAAACATATAACTGAAATACGAAATAATCGAGACACATAGGCATTTATTCAAAAAAGACAAACAAACAAAGGCAAGCAAATAACTAATGTATGCATTGGACATATAATGGTAAAGAAATAACTGAGATACCTGAAGAGTATGAAGGATTTGTTTATCTTATTACCAATCTCACTAACAATCAGAAGTACATAGGCAAAAAACTAGCAAAGTTTAAAACTACCAAGCCACCACTCAAAGGCAAAAAGAATAAACGTAGAGGCTACAAGGAAAGCGATTGGCGAACATACTATGGTAGTTCGGATAGACTAAACGCAGACGTAGCACAACTAGGCGAAGAAAACTTCACAAGAGAAATATTATACCTATGTAAAGGTAGAGGCGAAATGTCCTACATAGAGGCAAGAGAACAATTTGATAGGCGTGTACTTGAAACAGATGAATACTACAACGGTATCATTAATGTTAGAGTAGGCGGATCAGACAAACTCAAACAGGCATTGTTAGAACACAATATCCAGGCAAAGCAATCCAACACATAAGGTTGGCGGGCCAGATTGAAAACACCGCTGTGGAAAACGCTACCATATAGGAGCACACGTAACACATTGAGCGGCATCCGGTAGTAGGATGTTTGATTGATGTAGATAGATTGTTGGCTGTCAAAAAACTGCACATTACACATAAAAACTCTTTAGCAATAGGAACGAAGCGAGAGGTAGCTGGAAACAGCGATGTCGACGTAGGTTGGGAAAGGTCAGAGCCCATTGTGTAGCAGTATAATAAAAACCTACTTCCGATCTCGGCTGGTGATACTCACATAATGTTTGAGAGGACGGGACCATAAACAGGTTCCGTCTGACCAGATCAATCTACATAATATTAAATGCATATGCATAGCATATGCCTTGTTTATATATCATTAAACAAATATAAATGTGTTGAGTGCTAACGAAAACACAGTTGAACGTAGTTCAACTAATAAGTTATAAATACATTATGATAGTTGGAACAGTTCTATGAAACTAAGTGAAGTCACATTAAGAAAAACACATCTTATATTCGAAGATGAAACTGATACTCGGATGCCTGAGATTGATACCACTGCTGAGCTCGATGGTAAGACATACAAATGGCGTGGGCAAATGTGGACTGAGGTTAATCCTACCGGTGGCAATGGAAGACCTGCACCAACTGGAGTTGGCAGACAACTAACAGCTCAGTGGAGAACAAGCAATCCTATTACTCGAAGTGTGTTTAAACTAACACCTGGCGTACAACGACTTGCTGATGACAGATTCATGGTAACTCTGCCAGATACAACAACTGTAGTCAATACTACAACTCAAGCAGACGCAAATAAAATACAAGCAAGAGTTGACGATCTAAGCAACAAAACTCCTGCACAAATTTCAAACACTATTGATACAGAAATCCGAGATGGCAAACTTAGAGGTGATTTTAGAAGATCTTTTTCTCTTGGTAGAGCTATTAGAAATGCAACAGCAGCAGATTACGCAAATGTACAAAAAGCTCGAAGTAGTAGACTTGGTCGGCTTTTAGACAATCGAATGTTTAAAGTTGTACTAGGATTACTTGGAACAACAGCATCTATTGTAGGACCCTTCTGGGGAATGATGGTAGAAATTGAAAATATAAATCTAGAAATTGAACAAGCTGAACAATCTGGCGGTGACGTTCAAAGATTACAAGATATTAGAAACATACTTCAAGGACAACTAGTAGCTTATTATGCAGCTCAAGTAGCAAGATTGCTTACAAAAATTAGATTTGTAAGAGCACTCATGGCACCAATAAGAATGGCAGTTAGGGGCGGACAGTTGGCTACTGCACTCACTGGCGTTGGTGCTCCAGCTGCATTTTTAAGTATGATTGTCACTGAGGCATTGTGGATAGTAATACCACTGATTTTAAGTACATCGAGTATACAACGCTGGTTAGCAGAAATTATCGTTGACAGTACATTCAAAGATATCTTTGTTAATACAGGAAGAAGTCTAGAAAATATTACCAATCAAGCTAGTATTGCTCTTGACGGAAAATTTGGAACTGGCGCACTAGCTAAAGCAATATCAGGTTTTGATCCAAAAGAAACCGAAGCTGTTACTGGAGAGTACTACGGTGAAAGTGAATGGGCCAAGTTGGTATTTGGAACACTGTTGTTTCCGCCGAGTCAAAAAAGTAGATTGGTTCCTTACATACCACAAGGTAGAAGAGAAACACTGTTAACAGGTACGTTGGGCCTTAATCCTATTGACGCAGCTGATGCAACAGATACTGAAGGTGATACTCAACCTCAAGCAGCACCAGGTGCAAACTCCGAAACATCAAGCGAACCAGGTATGCCAATAAACCCAGATGCAGTTCCAGGACCTCAATAACTAGATCAACGGCATCTTTGAATTTTTAGTGTTTTCGATGTTGTCTTTGATAATGCTACTAATAATATCGTGATCTTCTAAATCTGTATCGTAGAGTAGTTGTTCAACCGAAAGCCCGCCACGCATATACCAACTCAATCGATATGCATTGTCTTTTATTTGTTTGATATTATTTTCAAAATCTTTGGCTAACGAAAGTATATCAGAGTCTTCTAGGCTCGTTAGCCTTGTACGAAAAAATCCGATGTGTCCAATGATATTCTAACACTATCTTCATGCTCGCATTCATTGCATTTTATTGATTCGGGTGCAAGTCTCCACTCCACTGTATTTTTTTCAATAACTTTTTTAAGTTCGTGAAATAAACCAACTTCAGCTTGCTCAAGAAACTCGTCTATTTCTTTTCTATCAGTTTCAACATGACCGTCTACTTCAACAGCAACAACTTGATCAAGTATTGCTTGGGCAACCAACACATTTATTTTATCAATAATCTCTTGTATAAACTTTTCTTTTTCAGCTTCCTCTGCAATTTTACTGACATTTAAATTTAACGCACGTTGGTATGCAGTTTGTTGTTTTTGTATGTTAGTCCATTGTTTGTAGCTTAATGGCTCAATATGCACAACAAAGTTTTCGTAATATACTTTGTCTTCAAACTCTTTTGTCGAAAAGTAATCTAAATATTTTTGTAGTTCAACTTCATATAGATTGTTAGCACCGCATTTTTTACATTTAGACGAAACATTCATTGTGTCTCCATACGAAGACATTCGTATTGCTATTAGTATTGCATCAAGATCCAACGTTTTTATAGCCCACGGATCTAATATAGCTGGAATACAGCTACTAATATTTTTTGCAGTTGCATCTCCGTTGATAAGTGCGTCTGGTGTTTTAAATAATATCTCATCACTGGCTGTCATACTAAACACAGCTAGATTGGTGTACGTGTTTTCAGCTAATACTTTTTCATTATACCATTTTCCGTTGCTAGGAATATTAAAATATAACTTGGGCTGTCTACGATATTTTTTTAGTGGACTTTCTGTTTTTTCCATGGGAGTTCCTATAAGGTAAATACTACTAGCTATATTTATTCTATAGTTAAGTAGGAGTTTAACGTTTTGGCAGAAGAAACAGCAGCAGGCGGCGGTCTAAATACATTATTAGGTACTCTCGGCACTGCATCAGGTGCAGCTGGAAAAGCCTTATCGGGTACTGCTAAAGCTGCGGTTGGCCTAGGTGGCGCACTTCTCACTGGACAGCAACAACTAAGTGCATATAGTGGTGCTATTGCAGCTAACACTGGATTGTTTGGAAATACTGTTGGCAAACTAGTTGACGGATTGTCTCAGTTTGCAGAAGCAAGTCTTGCCGAATATCAACAACTTACTAGTGTAGGTGCTACATTTGGAAAAGAAATAAAAGATGTAAAAGTATCAGCTGCTGAACTTGGATTAAGTGTTGAAGAAATGACAGGATTCTTAAAAAAGAATTCTGAATCTCTAAGAGCGTTTGGCGGCACAACAGATCTAGCTATTTCTAGATTTAAAGCAGTATCAACTACTATTCTTGATAGTGCAGAACTTGGTACTAAACTTCGACAGTTAGGATTTACAACAGCTGACATAAATGAAAATCTTGCCCTTTATGGCGAACTAAGTGATGCTAACAGTAGAACAGATAGAGCAAGTGTAGAACAACAAGCCGCTGCTGCTAAAAATCTAATGGTTGAACTAGATGGATTGTCAAAACTCACAGGCAAACAACGTGATGTTCTTGCAGACGAAATGAAAGAGCGTAGGCGTCAAGGTGATATTAATGCATTCTTATCAGGTAAAACTGCTGAAGAACAAACTGCATTTACTGACAAGTTAGTAGAGCTACAAAACACACTAGGTAAAGATGCTGCTGATGCATTTGTTGATATCGCTCTTAGAGGCGCACCAACTACTGAAGCAACACGTGGTGCAATGCTTGCAATGGGTCA